TTATGTTACAAAAGATAGGTTTCCAACCAGGTATAAACAAACAAATTACACCCACAGGAGCAGAAGGTCAGTGGATAAACTGTGATAATGTGAGGTTTAGATATGGTATTCCTGAAAAAATAGGGGGTTGGAATCAATTAGGGCAATTAAATTCTAATGAATTGACAGGAGCTGCTAGAGGATTACATCATTTTGTAAATACAGCAGGTAGAAGATACGCTATAGTTGGAACTAATAGAATACTATACGCATTTTCTGGAGATGTCTTTTATGATATACACCCAATTAAAACTACAACAACGCTTACAAATGCATTTAGCACAACTAACGGATCAGCGTCTGTTACAATTACGTTTAGCACTGCACATAACATTAATAAAAACGATATTATATTATTAGATAATTTCACTACAATAACTGATTCTAATTTTGGAGCATCTGATTTTGATGATAAAAAATTTATGGTAACTTCCATTCCAACATCTACAACTTTAACAATTACAATGCCATCAAATGAATCAGGATCTGGTGCAACAACATCAGGTGGTATTAGAGTGCAACATTACTATCCTGTAGGCACAGCTGTTCAAGAAAAAGGTTATGGCTGGGGTCTAGGTTCTTATGGAGGTGAAGATACAGGAGCTGTAACAACTACTTTAAATGGTGCAATAAATTCTAGTACAACAACCATAGTTTTAACAAGCGCAGTGCAGTTTCCATCCACAGGGACTAGTTTTGTTTTAATTGGAACAGAAATGATACAATACACAGGTATAAGTGGTAATACTTTAACGGGTGTAACTCGAGGTGCTAGAGGGACTACAGCTGCATCTCACAGTGATGGAGTCACTGTTACTAACGGTACAGACTATGGTGCGTGGAATGAACAAACACAAGAGGGTTTAGCTTTAGACCCAGGTATGTGGTCTATAGATAATTTTGGTGATAAAGCTATTTGTTTGATACACGATAGTGCTGTTTTTTCTTGGGACTCTAGTTTAGGTAATGCAACAGAAACAAGAGCCTCGATTATCACAGGAGCACCTACAGCATCAAGACACATGGTTGTATCAACACCAGATCGTCACTTAGTATTTTTTGGAACAGAAACAACTATCGGTGATACTACCACACAAGATGATATGTTTATTAGGTTTTCTGATCAAGAAGATATAAATACTTATACACCTACAGCAACCAATACAGCTGGTACACAAAGACTAGCTGATGGTTCTAAAATTATGGGAGCTATTAGAGGTAGAGATGCGATTTACGTTTGGACAGATACGGCATTATTTACACAACGTTTTGTCGGATCTCCATTTACATTTGCGTTTGCACAGGTTGGAACTAACTGTGGATTAGTTGGACAAAATGCATGTGTAGAAGTTGATGGTGCTGCATACTGGATGTCAGAGAATGGTTTCTTTAGATATGGTGGTAGATTAGAATCATTACCGTGTTTAGTAGAAGATCATGTTTATGATGATATAAATTTAGCATCAGGAAATCAAATGGTATCCGCTGGTTTAAATAACCTTTTTGGTGAAGTTATATGGTTTTATCCATCTGCTACATCAGATGTAATTAATAAACAAGTTACTTATAATTATTTTGATTCGTCACCACAAAGACCAGTATGGACTGTAGGATCTTTATCAAGAACAATGTGGAGAGATTCCGCTGTTTTTGGAACACCTCACGCAACAGAATATGATGCTTCAACTGATACATCTTTTGATGTTGTTGGTAATACTGAAGGTCGAACTGCGTACTATGAGCACGAGATTGGAACTGATCAAAATAAGAATGGTACTATAACTGCCGTAACATCAAATATTGAATCAGGTGATTTTGATATTACACAAAGAAGATCAATTACTGGTCAAGGCACTGGTGTAGGTGATCTTAGAGGAGACGGTGAACACATAATGAAGATAAGAAGGTTTATACCAGATTTTATAGCACAAACAGGGAGCACTAGAGTTACATTACAATTAAAAAATTATTCTAATAGTAGTCAAACAGGATCACCTCTTGGCCCTTTTGATGTCACATCATCTACTACTAAAGTAGATACAAGAGCTAGAGCTAGAGCCATATCTTTAAAAATAGAAAATGTGGCTGCTGAACAAAGTTGGAAATTAGGAACTTTTAGATTAGACATACAACCGGATGGACGTAGATAATGCCACTAAATAAAAAAGGTAAAAAGATAATGAAGTCTATGAAAAAACAATATGGTAAAAAACGTGGCGAACAAGTTTTTTATGCAACATTAAATAAGAAAAAAATTAAGGGAGTTAAGAAAAAGTAATGGCAAAGATAACACAGATTATAACTAGACCTGCACAAGAATATGATTACACTGTAGCAGAGGCTCAAGCTAGAGATTTAGATGGTGTAATTCAAAAATTAAACACAACCTATCAACAAGAATTAAAAGAAGAATTAGAAGCTTTTAATTTCTTCATAAACTAATGGCTAATAATTTTATAAATAAAAAAGTAGATTTAACTACAACTGATCTAACAACTCTATACACTGTGCCTACAGCAAAAACATCTTTAGTTAAATCTTTATTAGTGGCTAATGATTCGGGATCTGGTTGTAATATAGACGTAACTTTAGTGGATGCTTCTTCTAATATATTTACTCTTTTTAAATCAAAGACTATAGCAACAAATACAACAACAGAATTATTAACTCACCCTCTTGTGGTTGAGGAGAGTGAGGTTTTAAAAGTACAGGCTAGCGACGCGAATGAGCTGCACGTTGTGGCTTCTATATTAGAAATACAGCCAAGAGAGGTAACATAATGAAGGTATTAGAGCCAAAAGAGATAATAGAAACTATTAGTAATATTAAGACGGGTGAGGTATACAAGAATGATAAGGAATGGAAAGAAAAAGGCATTCCTAAAGAAGATATTAGACGAGATGTTAAAATAATCATGCCTAGTCTTGATTTGTTTGGAGAAACTAAATGAGCATAATGCAACTAGTAAAAAAGAAAAAAGGTAAAAAACGACCTGGCTACCGTGGTCCTGGGGAATATCAAGGTGGCGCCACAAATCAAGGTGGATCTGGTAAATCTTCTAGTAGTTCAAAAAGTGGAGGATTTACTGGAGGAGGCGGAGGAGGAGCAGATGCTTCAACACAATCTTTTGATAAATCAATAAATCCAAATAGACCAGGTGGACCAATAGGTAGGGATGATAGTGGGGGACCAGGTCCTGATCGAAGCGCAGTAAGTCAATTTTCTCAATATGGTAGAAATTTATTTGCTCAAAATTTAGATCCAAGATTAAGATTTGATCCTAGAACTGGGGGTATGAAAAAACCTTTTTT